GCCGTAGGTCAGGGAGTCTGAGGCCACCGGCAGCTGGCGCACCCACGCGTTGCAGGCGTCCACGCGCAGCTGGAGCCGGGCATCACGTGCAGCGTCCACACTGGTATAACCCAGCTCAGCCTTCACGGTGGCCAGGGTCACTGGCCCGGTGGCCGGGAGGCCTGGAACCTCAGACATGACATGCTCCGTTCAGGGGTGGTGGTGGGGAAGCTGGCCCCCTACTCCCAGCGCCACGGGAAGTGACAGCAGGGGGCCAGCTGGTGCCTGGATCGGATCAGGTCCAGGCAGCCTTCTGGATGGCGGTGGGCATGTTCAACACGGTGGCGTAGTAGCCAAACACACCACCGTCAACACCGCCGTTCACCATGTCCACCACTTCAGCCCTGATCGGGACGCCGGGCAGCTCCAGGAACTGGCCAGCGTTTTTGTTGCCCACGATGACGGTGCCAGCGGGCACGGACGGGGTGCCGATGAACTGGCCCGGCTGGATGCCCACGAAGTCCTCGAGGAAGGCGGGGACGCTGGACGCGGTGACGGACAGCAGCCCGATCTTGTCCTGGTCGTTGACGAGCACGTAGTCCACGCCCGCGTCGTTGATTGCAGCGTTGAGCCGTGCCGCCACCTTTGCGATGGAGGGCAGCAGCCCACCTGTGACGGCAGTGCCAGCGGTGGCGGATGCGATCACGAAGTCACGTGCCGCCTGGTCGGACAGCATGGCGTAGCTCAGCGTCATGGCTTCGTAGTAGGCCTGGAAGAACTCGTCATCCCCGAAGTCCCTGAACTTTCGGTCCAGGTCGTGGGCTCCGGCCAGGCGGCTGGCGGTCCAGGGCACGTTCACCGTGGTTGGCGCGTTGCTGGGCACAGCTGCCTTGTCACCGGCATAGGCAGCCACAGCCGGGGCCACGCCCCACTTCCAGCCGTTGCCCTTGTAGCTGCGCAGCTCCCCGGTGGACAGCATGTTGATGAAGCGGCGCGTGTAGTTCAGGGCCTGCCACAGCTGACCGGCGTACTGGTCCTGTGTCGTGAACGCGTTGGACCCCTGGGTGATGCTGGTGAGGGCAGCTTCCAGGCCCGGACGAGACTCCCCACGCGCCACACGCGCCATGGCAGCGTAGAGGTCACTGAGCGGCCGCTGGGCGTCGCCACCGGCACCAGCTGGGCTGATCCCCACGGGGGCCATGGCCATGGTGCCGGGGACCTGGACGGGTGACTGTCCGGCTGCGACAGCAGGAGCGGCCGGGGCCAGCTGGGTGGTGGTGGAGGCGGCAGCCGCCTGCTGGCCCTGGTCCGGCTGGGCGGGCGTGGAGGGGGCTGCGGCTGCGAGCTGGACCAGCTGCTGGAACTCCGTCTCCTGCTCCGGCGTCCGGGCATTCATGGCCAGCAGCTCCTGGAGCCGTGCCCTCTGCTCTTCGGTCATGACGGTGGTGCCTTCCTGTGTGGTGGTGGTGAGTGCAGCGGTAACGCTGGCCACACGAGCGTTTGCGAACGCTGGCACGGGCAGCAGGGCGACAGCGTTCAGTTCGCTGTCGGTGATGCGATCCCCGGTGAGCTGGAGCTGCGACAGCTCCACGGAGAATGCATCCGCCAGGTGGGCGGATGCTTCCATCAGCGCCCGATCCCCTTCAGGGGTCTCGGGCACGTGAAAGGTCATGGTGACGCCTGTGGCATCCACGCTGGCCTGGGTGCCGTAGCCAATGGCACGCGGTGGCTGCTGGTGCATGTCCACGAGCTTCACGCGGGTGAGGTCGTCGGGCAGCCGGATGCTGCCCTGCCCAGCGATCACCCGACCGACATTGGTGTCCCCATACTGCTCCCAGGGGATCACCAGACCGGAGATGGTGCGCGTGGACGGGCTGGCCTTCGCCACCAGCTGTGGCCCGGTGGGGGCGAAGGTGAGAGTGCTCCCGGCAGCGTGGAGAGGGCGTGTGTCAGTCACTGGTTGGTGCTCCTGTCGGGGTGGGTGTCAGGGTCGTGAACTCAGTCAGATCGAACGCTGTCCGGTGGCCACGGGGCACACAGTCGTCCTGGGACAGCCGGGCGGTGATGGCGTCCATGTAGAACTTGACGCCGTAGTCCAGCAGCTCCTGGTTTCGGGTCTCTGCGGTGACGTATTCCAGAGACGCACCGGAGGCGGTGGCGTCCAGGCTGGAGGCGGTGACGCCAGCCTGCCGGGCGATGTCCACTGCATCAGCGTTTCTGCCTTCAATGAGCAGCTTGTCCAGGTGGCTACCCAGGACGCGGGCCTCCACCAGTTTGTTGGTGAACCCCACGCCACCGTTGAGGCCACGCCTGGCGTCTGACCACACCTGGATCAGCGAATCGCGCACGTCATCGTCCAGCGGCTCATCCCCGGTGTAATGCAGGTCCACGTTGGGGTTGGGGTTGCGGGCAGCGTTGGCAGCTGCCTGGAGATTGTCGGCAGCCAGCCGGACGATGGTGGACCCGTCATTCAGGATGCCGCCATGTGGGCCAGGAATGAGCACCGCCTGCCCGTCCAGCACACGCTGCCCGTCCACGGTGATGAACCCTTCGGAGTCCACCGTCCAGCGTTCATAGGGGACACGGGCCATGGCCAGCACCCCTGACCCGTCACTGGTCGCGCCACGTTTGGCAGCCCACAGGCTCCAGCCGTAGTGGAACAGGTCGTCCACCGTCCACACCATCCGGTGGAACGGGGACAGGTCACCGTCCGTGCGTTGCATCCACCCAGGCTGGGTGAGGTCCTGGGTTGCCCCGGTGAAGCTGAGCAGCGGCAGAGGTCCGATCACGCCACAGAGCAGATGCCTGGCCTTCGCCACAGCTGGCACAGCCATGGCCATGGACCTGGTGACCGGCTGGAACCCTGACCCTGTGACGTCAGCCCAAACGATGGCGGAGAGGTCAGATGCCGTCCACGGTGACCCAACCTGTGGGGTCAGCTTGCTGAACGTGGGTGACTCAGCCAGTGAGCCACGGCCCATGACAACGGTGTCCCAGAGGTTACGGAGCGTGGCCATGGGCGAATGTTACTCACGTGGCCGGCGGGGCTGGTGGGACCGGCTCGAGACCGGCGTGTCACGCAAAGTGCAGGACCGGCAGCTCTTGGACCTGCGGCCGGTTTTGCACGGCGTACAGGCCCACCATGGCTGCGATCAGTGGCGCGATATCGCCGGGGCTGTAACGGCGTGATGGTGCCTCACTGTCCAACAGGGGACGTGGCACCACGGAGGCGGCAGCATCCGACAGGTGCCCGTCACCACAGTGACTGAACCCCTGGACCTTGACCAGCTCCAGCAGCTCACCCCAGGCCACTGTCAGCTCCCGCGTCGTCAGGATCCGTGGCGTCAGGCCACGGGGCAGCTTCACCCTGGCCAGCTGGGCGGTGACCTCACGGGCTGGCCCGGTGTCGTCAGCTGCCACCACTTTCACGTTGGGCCACCGCTTCGCCAGGTCCCACACAGCTGGTGCGCACCAGGCCACACCCAGGTCCCACATGACCAGCTTGTGCGCCAGGTCCCCGGCAGCTGTGCGCCAGGTGGCGGAGATGGTGGCAGCACTCCTGTCGTGGGCCACGTCATAGGTGAGCACCAGCGGCAGATCACCGGGCGGCTCCAGCTCGCCCTTCAGGTTGTCCCATTCTGTGGGGTTGATTCTGCGCAGCTGCCCGCCACGCGTCGGACGGTTGGCGTAGGCCCGTTCATAGGCTGGCTCAGGCAGCTTGGACGAGATGATGGTTTCCACGGTGGTGCCGTTGCCCATTCCGTCAGGCAGGCCCACAGCTGGGTGGAACTCCAGGACGTGGGCTGGGTCTCGTGGGTCGTGCAGTTCACCGGCTCCCCAGTCGAACAATGCGACACCGGGCGTGCCAGCTGTGCCTTTCTCCAGCCAGCGGTCCAACCACACCGAATCGTCATCGCCACGCGTTGACACGATCCACAGCTGACGGTGCGGCAGAGTTTGCTGGGCTGGCTCGATTGCGCCTTCCAGCTCATCGCCGTGGCGCTCATCCTGAGCGAACGCCTCATCCACGGCCACGGTGGGTGGCGTGTATCCGTGCAGGCTGTCGGGTGTGGGTGCGAACACCTGGAGCACTGAGCCGTTGGGGAACTCCAGGCGTTCACTGCCCTGGCTCCTGCGAACCCGGACGGTGGAGCGCAGGGGTGAACTGGTCACCAGCTTCACCATGTCCTGCCACCTGGCCCGTGCATCCTTGCCGGTTTGGGCGGTGTAGAACGCCTGGTGAAAGTCTTCACGGATACAGCGCAGCACCAGCAGCACAGTCAGCAGCAGAGTCTTTCCAGACTGCCGGGGAACAGAGACCACCACCACTGGATAGGCGTACGGGCACACGTGGGCAGCGTCGGACCATACGCCAGCACAGGCACCACACCTGGCAGGGTCCGGGAGCCGTTCAGTGGCCACCCTGGCGACGTAGCTTTGCCATGGCATGAACGGACGGGCCAGGGCACGCGCCAACGCTTCAGCCCTGGCCCCGTCATTGGGCCTGCCAGGCGTGGGTGCCGTCGCATATCTAGGTGGTGCCCCCGGCAGCGTCCACGCCTGCAAGGTAGGCACGCAACTGGTCGAAACCATCAGAGTCACCGCCCTCCACATCAGGCATGAGCTTGTCGAAGGTGGCCAGCAGCTGGGCTGCACACTGCGCCACGCCGTACGCCTTCTCACCAGGACGGATGGCTGCAGCCAGCTCCAGCGCCAGCTGCATCAGCCCGGCGTGCCGTTCATCTACCAGGGCCTGATCGTGCAGAGCTTTCAGCGAACGCTGGACCTGGCGATACAGCTCAGTGGTGCCACGCACCACGTCACCACTGGAACCCAGGCCAGGCAGTGGCTGATCGGTGCTGACGGGGAGCTGATCGGTCATCGTGGTGGCCCTTTCCGGCTGGCGTGGTTTTCATGACCAGGCCGGGGGGGATAAACCGGGAAGG